GGTAATGGCCTTGAGACTTCGACCAGCCTACAGTTGTGGAACCAGCGCAACTTTGGTGAGGACTTGGTGTATGGCCCTCGTGGCCAAGGCGTGTACTACTGGAACGCCAGCGTGGGATACGCCCCCGTGCAGATCACCATCAGTATTGCTGCGCCGGGAGTTATCACGCTACCCGCTGGGTTCTCACTGCCGGATGGCACCGCCATCACATTCACATCCACTGGGGCACTGCCCACGGGCCTGACGGTTGGTCAGGTCTACTTCGTTGTGAATTCGACGGGTGGCACATTCAACGTCTCCACTTCCATTGAAGGCGCTCCGATCACCACGTCCGGCACGCAGTCTGGCATTCAGCGCATTTCGCAGCGGGGAGTTGACCTTGCGGATGCAGGCGATGCAGACGCTCCTCTGTTTCAGAACTTTATTGAAGTTTCCGACGTGTCTCGGTTTGTGTTGGTGTTTGGCACAAACGACTACGGACAAACATACCTCGATCCCATGCTGATTCGGTGGTCGGATCAAGAAGACCCCTACACGTGGACGCCCTCAGCAACCAATCAGGCAGGCAGTTTGCGTTTGTCCCAAGGCTCCAAGATTCTCTGTGCGCAACAGATGCGGCAGGAAATCGTGGTGTTCACCGACTCCTCTATCTATTCTCTCCAGTACGTAGGTGCCCCATTTGTTTGGACAGCACAGATTCTGGGTTCTAACGTGTCGATTGTTGGCCCGAACGCCAGCGTCGTGGCGTCAGGGCGCACCTACTGGATGGGGGTGGACAAGTTTTACGTGTATGACGGTCGGGTGCAGACGCTTAACTGTGACCTGCGCCGCTACGTTTTCTCGGACTTCAACACGTTGCAATCCCAGCAGGTCTACGCCGGTACCAATGAAGGGTTCAACGAAGTCTGGTGGTTCTACTGCTCATCGGGCAGCACCGTCATTGACCGCTACGTGATCTACAACTACCTAGAAAATATCTGGTATTACGGCACCATGGGCCGTACAGCATGGCTGGATTCCGGCTTGCTGCCTTATCCAATTGCTGCAACCTACAACCATGAGCTTGTGCAACATGAAGATGGGGTGAACGCTACTGATTTGGGCAACATAACGCCTATCGAAGCCTACATTTCGTCTTCTGAGTTTGACATTGGCGACGGGCATAACTTTGGGTACATATGGCGGGTGTTGCCAGACCTGACGTTTACGGGGTCTGATACCAGCGCGGGGCAAAGTGGGTCTGGGGTGCCAACTCCTGCGGTTACGATGACCCTCTACCCTCTGCAAAATTCTGGTTCAGGCACGGGCTACCCAGCGGCAGCAGGCGTTACCAAGGGGTCAAACTACGTCATCACGGAAGAATTCACCGGGCAGGTCTACACCCGCGTGCGTGGACGGCAGTTGATCTTCAAGATTGCTTCGACTAATCTGGGTACAACGTGGCAGCTTGGTGCGCCGCGTATCGACATTCGTCCTGATGGCCGGAGATAAATGTGGCCACCCAGATTGTTACCACGGAGTTTTCGCTTGATCGACCGGCTGCACCCAACCTGCCATTGGCCCCTCCTCAATATGACTCACGCTATCACGAGGCCCTCAATAACGTCCTGCGGTTGTATTTCAACCGCCTAGACACTTTCTTGGCGAAACTTATGGCCGACACATCCACACTTCCAGTCTCTATCGGCGGCACCAACGTAGACGCCTTTGGACGGTTGCGTGTTAGCCAACCCTACACACTCTTCGACAGCCAGAACCGCTACGCTGCTGATAATCAGTTCGACGTAGCCACGACTGGCACGGGCACGACGACATTCTTGTCCAACGAAGCGGCAGTGAAGATGGAGGTCACTGGGGCGGGGGTTGGCTCTGTAACCCGTCAATCCTATCGCTCGTTCCCGTATCAGCCGGGTAAAGGTTTGTTAGTGCTTGCTACCTTTGTGATGGACAGCAGCATGAGCCTGAACCTCACGCAGCGGGTGGGGTACTACAACGACAGTAACGGGGTGTTCTTCCAACGCATCGACGGGACTTACTCGTTTGTGCTGCGCTCCTCAACGTCTGGCTCACCCAGCGATGCCCGGACGGTCAATCAAGATGACTGGAACGGTGACAAGTTGGACGGCACCGGAGCTTCCGGGTATACCCTAGACCCGTCCAAAGCTCAGATTCTGTGGATGGACTTTGAGTGGCTAGGCGTCGGTTCCGTTCGGTGCGGTTTCATCATCAACGGTGAATACATCGTCTGCCACACATTCAACAACGCCAACGAGATTACTGGCGTCTACATGACCACAGCCATCCTGCCAGTGCGGTACGAGATTAAGACCGTGACCTCTGCGGTGGCTGCATCCATGAAATCAATCTGCTGCTCGGTCATCTCTGAGGGCGGGTTTGAGCAGACCTCCATCGACCATGTGGCGCGACGCACCACAATCTTGGGCACCATCGGCACGACCTTTTTGCCGCTTGTCTCCATCCGACTTGCCTCTGGACGCACAGGTGCGGTGGTGTTGCCCAACCGGGTTCAAGTCTTACCCACGACCAGTCAGAACTATGAGGTGGCGCTCATCAAGAACCCCACCCTGACGGGCGCTACTTGGGCGGCTACTGTACCTTCAGACTCGAATGTCGAGTTTGATGTGGCTGCTACGGCGACCACGGGCGGCACTATTGTGCAGACAGACTATGTAACTTCTTCTGGCTCAGGCGGAGTGCAGAACACCAGTCTGCCAAACGATTACAACTTTGACCTCCAACTGGGCGCATCCATCGCCGGGGTCAGTGACATCTACACCGTTGCCATCAGAACTGTGTCTGGGGCAACCACGGGCGACGCGGTTGGGTCACTTTCCTTCTACGACCTAACACAATAAAATCTGTTAAAAGGAGCATGCTATGGCAGGCGGTGGTGTTGGCGAAGCAATGTTGATTGGCGCTGCCATAGGTGGTGGCTCCGCTGCGGTTACAGGTGGTGACCCCCTCAAGGGTGCGTTGCTTGGTGGTCTGACGGGCGGAGCCGGGGCTGGGATTGGTGGCGCTCTTGGCGGAGCCGCTGGCGGTGCGGGTGTTGGAACGACGGCGGCTGCTACTGCTGGGGTTGAAGGTGCGTTGGCAAACGCGTTGCCGCTTACTTCCACTGGCACAATAGCTACTACCGCTGCTCCTACTACCCTTGCTTCAACTGGTAGTCTCCCAGCAGGGATGAATTTTGCCCAAGCCAGTCAAGCCGCCAACCTTGCAAGTAATGCCGCACTCCAGCAGAGTACCAACGCGGCGATGGCCAATGCGCTGCCTCTGACGGCAAACGCGGGAATGCCGATGTACTCGGCGGCAGGTACTGGTGGTATTTCTAACCTACCCACAGCCGCTACTGCTGCTCCTAGCAGCTTCCAAACGGCTATGCAGAACCCTTTGAATTACATCAAGGCTAATCCCTTGTCGATGGGTTCAGCAGGTATTGCCGGTGCCTTGGGTGGTCGCCGTCCCATGGAAGAGGAAGAGGAGTACAAGGGTCCCCTGAGCCGCTTTCGCTTCAACCCTGATACCTATCGCCCTGCGTTTGCTGATGGTGGTATTGCATCGCTGCCTTCTGGCTACGACCGCATGGTGGGAGACATGCCGATGTATCAGCGCATGGCCCGTGGGGGTGTTTCTGACCTTGGCACCTACTCAGACGGTGGTCGCATGCTGCGTGGTCCCGGTGATGGCATGTCCGACAGCATTCCCGGCGTGATTGCCAACAAGCGCCCTGCTCGGTTGGCTGATGGTGAGTTTGTTGTGCCCGCCGATGTGGTGTCCCATCTTGGTAATGGTTCAACCGATGCTGGTGCCAAGCAGCTTTATGCCATGATGGACAAGGTACGCAAAGCACGGACCGGCACCAAGAAGCAGGGCCGCGAAATTAACCCACGTAAGTACGTGCCCGCTTAAAGGAGAACATCATGGCAGGTGGTGGAAGCGGGGATACACGGCCCCCAAGCCCTTTTCAGTATTCGCCTCAAGGCAATCTAACGGGCATGTATGGGACACAGGGCAACATCTCTGGTTCCGACATGAACAACTTGATCCAGCGCAACATGGGTAACTATGGTTACACCGTCAACGCGTTGAACCAAGCAGGTATTGGCCAACCGGACGTTGCGACCATGGCGGGTATTCAGCCCGAGGGCGTCTATACGTACATGAATCGCCCGTCGCCTTACACGAGCCAGTTCTATCAGCCCATCTACCAGCCTCAGTACTCGTCGTACAGCGCCAGTCCGCAGGCTACGTTTGGTGTGGCCGCGTATGGCACCAACCCCATAATGAATCAAGACATCATGACGCGGGGTATGCAGACGGTGCCGTACTACGGGTTTGGCGGTGGCAACCTCGACATGTTTGGCATCCCGTCCGTGCGTACGCCGTTTACGTACTTCCCACAACAGACTGGGTTGTCACAGCGGTATTCGTTTGATCAGCGTCGAACTATTCAGCCGGTGCCTGATGATCGCCGTGTAGTGCAGGGTGATGGTGGTACTGGTGGTACTGGTGGTACTGGTGGTACTGTTGGGGGTGGTGGGGTCAACATTGGTGGCGGTGGCGGGGGTAGTGGTGTGAATCCAATTGACTTTACCCCTATTGATACTACGCTGCCTGTAATACGACCGGGCGATCAAGACGTTTTTGCGTTTAACAGGGGCTTTGGTGGTGGCTTCGGTGGTGGCTTCGGTGGAGGGTACGGCGACAGCTTTGCCATGCCTTACTTTGGCCAACCGGACGTCCCAACCATGGGGCGTGCTCCTATCGTCACGCGCTCTGCACAAGTACGCGGCACCCCCAACGTCATGCGCCGTGCCGAAGGCGGCATCACTGACCTGCTGAAGAAATGAACCTCAGCATCCGCCCCGTCGATACCATCCACGTCCAACAAGTTTGGCCGTTGGTGGAGGAGTATCTGAAAGCGGCGCTTGAGAAGGACGGAACCTGCACGGACTACAACATTCACCATGTGCAGATGTTTCTGACGACTGGGCAGTGGATGTTGCTTGTGGCTGTAGACGAGGACAACACCGTGCACGGTGCGGCAACGGTGTCCTTCATCAACTACCCGCTGAGTCGGGTAGCTTTTATTACTGCTATTGGCGGTAAGCTGATTTCTAATGACGAGACGTTTGAGCAACTTAAAGCACTGCTCAAACAACGCGGTGCCACAAAGATTCAAGGCTTCGGACGCGAAGCGATTGTGCGCCTGTGGAAGCGGTACAACTTTGAACCGCGCAACACTTTAGTCGAGGTGACGATATGAGCGGTGGCGGCGGTCCTACACAAACAACCGTAACTCAGTCCAACGTTCCTGATTGGCTGCGCCCCCAAGTCGAGACTGTTCTCGGCGGGGCGATGAAGGAGCTTTTTCAAACGCGAGAAGTTCCCGGCGTTGACGGTGCGCCTAGCACGTACGAGATTACAGGCACCAAGCCTTTTGTCCCGTACAGCGCCGATCCGCGCTCGTACGTAGCGGGCTTCAGCCCTCTGCAACAGCAAGTGCAGTTCAACGCTGCCAACCTGCAAGTACCGCAGCAGTATTTGCAGGGTACTCAGTTTGCTCAAGCCGCCGGTATGGGGGGACTTGGCACAACCGGCCAAGCCGCAGGCTACGGGCAGGCTGGCTTCCAGTCTGGTCAATTGGGTCAGATGCAGGCTGCACGTGCGGCACAGGACGCTGCTCGTCAAGCGCGTAGGGCTACTGAAACCGCCTATGGCTATGGCGCTCAAGGCGCTCAATTTGGTGCGCAAGCAGCGGATGTTGCTGCGCAATCTGCGCAACGTGCTGAACAACGCGCCCAAGCCGCCGAACAGGCGGGGTATGGCTACGGGCAGGCAGGCTTTGAGGCAGGGTTGCGCGGGGAAGGTATTGGTGCGGGGGCGCTGCAAGACGCGCTTGCTCGTGCAAATATGGCTACTGCGATGGCGCAGCAGGCTGGTGCCCAAGGCCAACGTTCTGGCTTGATGGGCCAAGATATTGGTGTGCGGGGTGGCGCACGATTTGGTGAAGCCGGGTATCAGGCTGGTCTGCAAGGACAACAATCAGGGCTTCTTGGTCAACAGGTTGGCCTTGAGCGCGGGGCCATGTTTGGAGATTTGGGCGCTGGGTATGGCTCTCAAGCCGCTGCTCTTGCTCCTGAAATGCAGGCGTATGGCCGCGCTGGTTACGGTTCAGGGTTGCTTGGTCAGCAGCTTGCGCTTGAAGCCGCCAATCGTTACGGGGCTATGGGTTCTGGGTATGGCGCTCGTGCAGCAGCCATGGCTCCTGAAGCGCAACAGTATGGACGTGGTGCCGCCGACATTGCGCGTATGGGCCTGCGTGCGGAAGAACTTGGTCGCGACATCACGGGGCAGGCCCGTGGCTACGCACAACAAGCCGCCGGTATTGGTGATCTGTACGAACGCATGGCAACAAGTCCTGCGGCGTACCAACAGTTCATGTCGCCGTATCAGCGGATGGTGACTGACCTTCAGATGCAAGCCGCGCAGCGGCAGGCTGATATTGGGCGCACACAACGGGCTAGTCAGGCCGCACGTGCAGGCGCGTTTGGTGGTGCGCGGCAGGCAATTGAGAACGCCGAAGCCCAGCGTGCACTTGAGACGCAGATGCAGAACATTCAGGCTCAGGGCCTGCAACAAGCCTTCCAACAAGCACAGGCAAACATCGCTCAGCGTGCACAACTAGGACTGCAAGGATTGTCGGGTGCTCAAGCGGGTCTAGGCACCGCACTCCAAGGCGGGCAGCTTGGTCTGTCTGGTATTGGTCAAGCGATGGCCGGACAGCAAGCGGGTCTTGCAGGTCTTGGGCAAGCCGGTCAGCTTTATGGTCTTGGTATGCAAGGCGCAGGCATGGGCCTGCAAGCCGCGCAAACTGGTCTGGCTGGAACCGCCCAAGGCATGCAGGGCGCAGGTGTTGGTATTCAAGGATTGCAAGGCGCGAATCAGGTCTATCAGACGGGTATTCAAGGCGCAGGCATGGGGCTGCAAGGATTGCAGGCTCAACTTGCTGGTACCGCACAAGGTATGCAAGGCGCAGGATTGGGTATCCAAGGTGCACAGGCAGGGTTGGCGGGTGTGGATCGGCAACTGGCCGGTACGGCGCAGGGAATGCAGGGCGCACAGATTGGTTTGTCGGCTGCGGATCGCGCAATTGCCGCTGGTCAGCTTGCACAACAAGGTGCACAGACCGGGTTGGCAGGTACGGCTCAGGCCATGCAAGGTGCGCAAGCAGGGTTGTCTGGTGTAGACCGCGCCATGGCTGCGGGGCAGCTTGGACTAGCTGGTGGTGCTCAGAACATTCAAGGTTTGCAGGCCGCTATGCAGGGTTCGGGGCTTGGACTCCAAGGTGTTGGCCAAGCCATCAACGCCGGCCAACTTGGGTTGCAGGGCGCAGGTGTCGGACTGCAAGGCACTGCTCAGGGTATCCAAGGCGCACAAGCTGGACTCCAAGGGGTCACTGGCCAACAGGCTGGATTCGGACTTGCCGGTCAGATGGCTGGGCAACTGGGCACGTTGGGCCAACAACAGCTTGCTGCGCAGACCGGCATTCTTGGGTTGCAGAACCAGATTGGTGCACAGCAGCAGGCTCAAGAGCAACAAATCATTAACCAAGCCATCCAGAACTACGCGCAAGCTCAACAGTCGCCAATGGAACGCATGCAGCAGTTCAACGCGCTCTTGCGTGGATACGCTGTGCCGGGTACAACTACGGCACAGTATCAAGCTGCTCCTAGCTTGGCTTCGCAAGCCGCCGGTTTGGGTATGGCTGGCGTGGGACTGTCTGGTCTCATGGGTGGCGGCAAGAAGAAGGGCGGCGCGATTAAAGAGTCGGATGGCGTAGACAAGTTGGCCCTGCGTAAAGCACTGGCTGGAGTCTGAATATGAGCATCGCACAAAGCATCTTGGCTAACCCCGGCAAGTACTCCATCGCGCAGTTGAGACGCGGGGTGGAGACCGGCACCATCCCTGCCTACATTGCGATTCCTCTTATTCAAGAGAAGATGCGGCAGCAACAGCAGGCAAAGATGGCTGAAGCCGCTGCTGGAGCACCTCAACAGAACGCGCCGAGTGTTGCGCAAGAAGTACTAGCCAACTCCGCTCCGATGGATGCCGGGGTTACTGCACTGCCCAGTGGCTTGCCCGCTCAGATGGCCGGTGGTGGCATCGTGGCGTTTGAAGAGGGCGGTGAGGTTGAGCGGTATCAGAACGAGGGGCTGGTGCAGCCGCGCAGTATTTATGACCCCGAGCGCGATCCGTTGCTCCGACAGTTGAGAGAAGACCCGCAAGCGCAGGCAGATCGTGCCGCGATGGCTGAAACGTTGCGCAAGCTGGGCTACTCGGCCATGGACCTTGCGACTCTGCCGGGGCGTGGTGTTGCTGGTGCGTTTGAGTCCGCAGTGACTCGGCCTTTGCGTGCCCTTGGTGTGCCAGTTCCCTATCTGCCTGAGTCGTTCTACGGTGGTGACCGTAGCAGCATGACGCCATACTTTGACAGGCTGCGTAAGCAGGAAGCGGAAAAGAAACCCGTTGCTCCTACTGCAACTCCTGCGGCTGCTGCCCCTGCGGCTGCTGCCCCTGCTCCCGCACCTGCTCCTGCTGCACCCAAGCCGGGTGGTGGCATCTACGATCTCGTGCAATCCAAGGGCCAGTTCCCTGCGCCCCCACGCACTGAGTCGATGGAGGATGTGGTGCGTCGTCAGATGTACGGCACTGAAACGGAACCCGGTTTTCTCGCTCGATCTGAAGCGCGTAGCCGCAATCTGTTTGAAGAGCTTGGTAAAAACAAGTTGGAAGGCAAAGCCTTTGAGGGGCTTGAGTCCGACATCAAGAAGGAAGCCGAAGCTGCTGGAGCAGATCGTCAGCAAGCCAAATACATGGCGTTCCTCAAGGCAGGTCTGGCCACAATGGCTGGCACCTCGCGGCATGCGCTTGAGAACATTGGCAAGGGCGCAATGACCGGCTTTGAAGATTACAAGACTGCTGTCAGCGATCTGAAGAAGGCCGAGAAAGAACGGCAACGCCAGATGGCGTTTATCGAGCAGGCTCGTCGTGCTGAGGCACAAGACAACCTGCGGCGTCGTGATGCCCTATTGGAGAAGGCTAACGCCTCGGCTGAGCGCCGTGATGAGTTTGGCACCAACGCCATCATCAACGCCACGGGCAAGGACCGTGATCAAGCCACCGAAATCTGGAAGACCCAGTTTGCCGGTGAGAAGACGCTTCAGGCCGCTGGCATCGGTGCCCAAGCCACACTGGGCGCTGCCAAGATGCGCCTTGATGCGATGGGTAATCGTGGCACTGGTCTTACGCCATACCAACTGGCACAGCTTCGTGCCGGTGCTGAAAAGATGGTGGACCAAGACGC